CCGTAGTCCTTGCCGGTGGTCACCAGGTTGGGGTCCTGGCCGGCCCGCATCGCTCGCTGCACGTTGGCGAGCGCGGCGTTGTAGCGGCAGATGGTGGCCATCTCGTAGGAGGGGTGGCCGACGAACTCGGCCAGCTCCTGGCGCGCAGCGGCCAGCACGGTGCACGCCGCCTGGGCCTGCACGAAGGGCGGCCAGTCCTCGCCGTCGGGCGGGATGAGGGCCCGGAATGGGCCCCGGTCGTCGATCTGGAACAGGCCTCGACCGTGGCCGCCGTCCCCCCGCCCGTTGTGGGTGTAGAGGGGCACGTAGCCCGGGCAGGTCCCCAGCCAGGTCTCCCGCAGGCCGATGGCCACCACCAGGGCGGTGTCCTCCTGCCTTTCCAGGCACGCGAGGGCGATGTCCTGGACGTAGGGCCGCCAGAGCGCCTCGCGGAGGCGACGGTCGACGGCCAGCGGCGGGGTGGGCGCCATGGCCACGGGTTGCACAGGCCCGGCGCGGCAGTCCACCCCGAGACGTTGGGCGAGCTGGAACGGGACTACTACGTCGTCAGGAAGGACAGGTCGAGGTGGATGAGTTGGTTGCTCGTAGGGAGCGTGGCAAACGGGGCCACCTGGATCCGGCCGTTGTTGTCCACCAGGATTGGCACAAGGGCGCTGTTGCTGCTGTTCACAACGACCGCCGAAATCACTCCGGCCGGTCGGGCCCAGGTTGGCAACGGCGCTCCCGAATTGATCAAGTAGGTGGGCGTCGCCGCGGCCTGAACCTGCCCATGGATGTGCACCACACCAATTGAGTCCCTCCAGAACCTGGGACTATTTACACCACTTGCCGCAGTCCACGCCCCACTGTCAGGCACGATCGTTGTCCACGTTGGAACCGGGAACTTGGCTCCGATTGCCTGCGCCAGCTGGGTGTGGCTCGCCTTATCGAGGGTAAGTCCCATCAATTCGATGAAGTAGGCCAGCTCCTCCTGCACCGCGTTCAGCCAGGCGGCGTCAACCTTCGTGCCGGGCTGGCCGATCCCGACGTTTCCGTCGGAGAAGAGGTTTGCGACGTTGGCGTCGGCGTCGATGCGGTGCATGGGGATCTCCTACGGTGCGTTCAGGTACAGGAACCAGGGGACGGTGTGGGCGGGCGCGGCGCGCCGGACCGGCGCCTCGAGCTCCGGCACGGTGACGCTGGAGATGCGGTCTCCGGCGCGCCCGGCGCCGGCGCGGAACTCCTGCCGGACGACGGTGAAGGCGACGCGGGCCTGCGCCAGGTCGACGGTCATGCGCCACACATGGGCCGCGACGTCGTCGATGACGACCACGAACCCGGCCAGCGCCGCGAGCTCGTAGAAGTAGGGGTAGGATTGGCCGCCGCGCGCCACGTAGGCGCGGGCGGCATTGGCCTGCCGATCGGCCAGCGCGGCCGGGAGCGCGGTCCCGGGGGCCGGCAGCCCCAGCACGCGCTCCCAGTCGGCGAGCAGCTCGTCGGCCGTCGACGGGTCCCACTCGCTCACCAGCACGACGGCCCGCGCGTCGAGGCGCGCGAGCTCGTCGGCGACGCCCAGGAGCAGCTTCGAGAGCGTCCCGGCCGGGTCGATCCGGAGCAGCCGGCCGGACGGCAGCAGCTGCTTTAGCTGCCTGGCGTAGGCCTCCGAGCTCACACCCACGTGATCACCCCCTGAGTCGCGATCTGGCCGGCGGTGTGGGTCACGTCAGCGGCGGGAACGGTGACGGTGAAGTCCCGCACCCCCTCGGCGACGCCGATGGCCACGTCGATCTGAGACCGGAGAATGGCGCCGCCCGGCGCGGCATCCCGGCGCAGCAGGTCCACCAGCTCAGCCTCGACCGCCGCGCGGGTAGCCGCCGTGTCCGGGGTGATGCTGATGGTGTAGGCGATCGGCGAGGCGGTCGGGGCGGCCACCGTGACCACCGCGGTGACCGGCGAGACCTGGTCGATGTGCGCCTGGACCGCGGTTACCTCGCCGGCGTCGGGGATGATGCTGGCGTCGTTGTCCCGGACGAAGCGCACGGTGACGGTTCCCGGCCCGCCCTCCAGCGGGTAGACCCACGCCCGGGTGACGCCGGCCACCTCGAGCGCCCACGCGACGTAATCGGCCGCGGAGCCGCCGTGCGGTGGCGTCCTCATCCGCTCGAGGAGGCGCGCCCGGAGCAGCGCGTCGGTCTCCTCCTCGCTGCCGTTGGAGATGGTGGCTGATGCGACGGCAGCGGTAGAGCTCACGCCGGCCACCGGCGACTCGAAGGTCAGCACCACCCCGGCGCCGCAGTTGCCCGCCGAACCGGCCAGCACGGCCATGACGGTGACCGTCGCGACCCCGGCCGCGATCGTGGCGTCCTCCACGGTCTCGAACTGGGCGCCATCCGAGCGCAGGAGGATGGAGCCCAGCGGCACCGCAGACCCGTCCGTGCCGGTCAGGCTCACCGGCCCGGAGGCGAACTGCGCCTCCTTGCGAGCGAGCCCGAAGAGGGCGGCCTGGCGGACCAGGTAGTCGCCCTCGGAGAGGTCGGGGAAGACCTGGCGGGAGAGGAACTCGAGGTGGCCGTGGAGCAGGTGGGCGGCTCCAGCCACCACCCGGGCGAGGACGTAGACCATCGAGCGACGCAGGATGGGCGCCACCAGGCTGAGCCGGGAGACGAAGTCCTGGGTGATGCGGTCGACGAGCTCAGTGAGGGTCGGTCGGGTGAAGGCCATCTAGGGCTCCCGCGGGTGGATGGTCATTCGGCCTTCACCTTCGAGGCCGCGACGGAGGCTGGCCAGCTGGAGAGCGCGGCGAGGAGGTTGGTCTTGAAGGCTGCGCCGCCGTCGCCCGCCACCACCGCCGCGCCGCTGATGGCGCTCTTCAGGGCCGAGAGCCGCGCGTCGACCAGGCTGGCCCGGGCGACGTAGTCCGAGGCCGCGTCGCTGCCGAGGCGTACCTCGGCAGCCGTCAGCGTGGCCCGGGTCGATCTGAGCACCAAGTGCAGCGCGCCGGCCCGGTAGACAGCGACGTCGCCCGGCGCAAGGCCCGCCAGCCGGTAGCGGCGGTCGTCGACGGCCACGACCAGGCCGTGATCCCGGCGGCCGTTCGGGAAGATGACGACCGCCTCGGCGCCGGCGAGTGGGACGCTGGTGAAGCCGTACTCCTGGAACCGCTCGCACCCGTCCCGTGTCTCCCCTGCCCCGACGCCGAGCTGGAGCAGCTGCAGCTTCGGCCCGTCGTCGGCGAGCTGGACGACCGCGCGCGCGACCAGGTTGGCAACCTGGGTCACGAGGGGACGGAGGAGCTGGCGGAGCGACTGGAGCATCGATCTACTTGGCCTTTCCAAGTTCGGCCCAAGCCTTGGCCTTGGATTCGGCTACCACCGGCTCGGGGAGGAAGGCATCCGGGCGCATCAGGCGGAGCTCCGTGGTGGTCCCTCCTCCGTCGAGCCGGTAGATCGCCCCGGTGATGAGCATCTCGCCGGCAAGGCCGAGTGCCGGGCTCCTCACCTGCACCTGGGCGTTGACGGGCCAGAGCGCGCCGCCACCCTGGGTCCAGCCCAGGACGGTGATCCGGGCGGTCTCGGCTCGGCCGGCCCGGACCTTCGCTTCCCACTCAGCGCGCTGCCGGGCCTGCTCCTGGGTGACGGCGGCCTCCGCCCGAACCATCAGGACCCGGCTGGTGCGGCGCACGCCGGCGTCGCGGGCGGAGCCCTGGACCATGGCGGCAGCCGCGCCGTAGTCCTCGTCGGTCCCCTTCCGCTGGCCGGTGACCAGGTACCTCGAGAAGCGGCCCGTTCCCTCGAACTCGGCCTCGCCGCCCAGGATGTTCTCGCCCTCCACGAGCGCCGTGGTCGCCAGCGCGGTGCCGGCCCGGGTGAGGAGCACGCCTCCCGCCCCATCGGAGACCGCCAGCACGCCGGCCAGCCGGCAGGCCCGCTCGATGGCCTCGAAGGCCGAATCGCCCGGGTCGATCGTGAGCTTCGAGACGGGCCGAGGAGCGAGGCCGGCCTGCAGCGCGACGGGGATCTCGAAGGGCGCGGCGATGGCCTTGGCCAGGGTGAGGACGTCCACCCCGAGAAATTCCCACTTCCCCAGGACGGCGGAGCAGTCCACCAGGAGGCCGGCCCGGTCCCGGCCGGAGATGGAGAGCGACCGCTCGGCTGGCTCCAGGCTGACCCGCCGGCTGTCCACGTGCCCGGAGATCACCCTGGTCCCGGCCAGCAGCAGCTCGCAGGCGTCCTCCTCGCGGATGGGCCAGGGCTGCTCCTGCCCCGACCAGCGGTCGGTGACCTCGAGCTCGAAGGCTCCCGAGATGCACTCGATCGACCGAGTAACTCGGGCCCCCTTCCAGCCGGAGAAGACCTGGCCGTTGACCTTGAGCTCGAGCTCAGACACGGGCCAGCACCTCGAGCGCCGCCCCGCCGGGGACGAAGCCGGGGCGCTCGACGCGATTTCTGGTCACCAGGTCGGCCTCCCGAGAGAGGTCGCCGTAGAGCCGGTGCGCCAGGACCAGGGACGGCACGGTGGCGGGTGGGGTGTAGCGAACCAGCCGGGGCAGGTCGCTCGCCTCTCCCGGCACGGCGCGCACCAGGTCGGCGCGGAGCTGGGTGATCGCGGTGTAGGTGGCGTCGCCCGCTGCCTCGGCCTGCTCGTCGAGGGCGGTCGCCACGGCGTCCCGCGCGGCCATCGCCTGGTCGTAGGTGGCGAAGGTCTCGGAGGCGGCGAGCCGCGCCGCCTGCGTTGCCATGAGCGTGGCCAGGAGGTGGCTGAGGGCGTCCCAGTTGGCCGCCTCGAGCGCCGTAGTGGCCGTCGTGGGTACTGGCCGCACCGAGGTGGGGAAGATGCCGTAGGCCTCGAGGAGGGCTGGGATCGCCAGGGTGGGTCGGAGGGGCAGGTTGAAGAGCGCGACCATCTCGGTGACGAGCCGGCCCGTGATGAGGAAGGGCTGGCGCACCAGGGCGTCGGCGTCGAGGACGAGCTGGTCCAGGTCGCGCTTCATCACGGCCAGGTCTTGGGTCGACACCACGAGGGGGGCCAGCGCGGCGTCGAGCACCGTGGCGGCGCCGGCGACCAGGTCGGAGAGGCTACTGAGGGCGTGAGCCGGCTCTCCGTCCACGTGGTAGGTGGCCTCGAAGTCGGAGCTGAGGACGACGATCAGGGAGTCGACGCTCGCGCCGACGGCTGCCTCCGCGGCGACGGTGGCGAACGGCGCGGGGGAGATGGCGCTGGTCTCCTCGAAGTCGAGGGCGTTCCGGGCCCGGCC